AAGTATATCGTAAAATAATTAAAACTAAATTGAAATGAAACTAACAACACTATTACTGGCAATTTTACTAACTTCTTGCGGAGCGAAAACAGTTAACAAAGAAGAAAAAAAAACAGATAGCACCGCAACTGCTACACAAGTAATCAAAACCGATAGCACTTCCACCGATAGCACCTCAATTAAATTTGATGTTGTAAGTGAGGAAATAATTATCGAGGCAGTAGATAGCACCAAACCTATCGAGATTATAAATAACGAGGGTAAAGTTACAAAGTACACAAACGCTCGTATAAGCAAGAAAAAAAGAAAAGACAACACAATAGTTGTAAATGAGAAAACAGTCGCTAAAATCGTTGTTGATTCGCTTACAAACGAGATTGAAGTAAATAAGATTGAAAGCAGTAAGATAGTTTACAAAGAGCAGTTTAATTGGAGTACGTTTATACTTCAACTTTGGTGGTTGTGGCTCTTGATTTTATTAGCTATTTACCTAGCCTACCGATACTACAAAGGCTATCTTAAATTTCCTTTGCTTTGATACCTCAATACGAATGGATAAAAAAGGGTGGTGATTGGATTCGAGTTGAGAAAGTAGTCAACAAATGGAAAGGTACGCCACCGATTGAAGATGATATAAAAAAGCCTACTGATTAGAGTAGGCTTTATTGCATAAGAGATACACTGGTACGCCTACAACTTGAAATAAGTTATTATTCTTCTTGGCGTTGTAAATACTGTCGAGCAAATATACATAAAAAAGCCGCTAGATGAATAGCGGCTTTGTTTTTTTATAGTGCAGCACTAATGCTAATGAATAGTTGGGCACTTTTATTTTGTTATGGTAAATAATTACGGTCAGGTAACTATTTATCGAATGTTAGAAGTCGCATAGACAATTTAACAGTACAAATTTAAAAAAGTATTTTTAAACTACCAAATAAAAAAGCCACTAGATGAATAGTGGCTTTTCTAATTATCAAACTAAAACATTATGAAAGGCAAATGTAATAGTTTTTTAATTACCAACAAACTAAAACGCCATAAGTTATAGCTACTAATAGAATGACTATTAAAAGCACTAAGCCCTCGTTATTTTCTTTCATTGTATTTCTTAGTTAAATAATCGTAAGCAAGTGCGTTACATTCTTTTGTGCCTCCGATAACTTCAATCTTATACTTCTCAAGTTTACCGTTATACGGTTCTCTTTTTTCTATTCCTTTTTTGGGTCTGCCAGCCATACTGTATTGTTTATTTGTTTATATTCCTTTGGTATTATTAAAACATCTTCTCTTAACTTCCAACAACCTACTGCGCCATCTTCTTTGATGTAAGTATCACTCGGTAAAGTTACAATACAATTATCATACTGCCGCACTATTATAAACTTTGGATTTTGGATTGTTTTAATGTGGGTTATTTTCATTTCGCAAACCTACAAATAAACTTTTATATAAAAAAATTTTTTTATTACAATTTACATTCTATATTTGCCTCATCAAACTTTAAAAAACATTTAAGATGAACAGATTTCAAAAAAACGATTGGCAGTATTTATTTGCGTTTGGCGCAGCGGTTTGGTTTCTAACTCAAATAATATTTAGATACTAATGAGCAATTACGATCACGATGTGTTGGGAGTTGGAAACTCACTACACCCAGCAAACCAAGAGGAAACAGAATTGGAGTTAACTATTGAGGAGCAAATGGAAAACGAGATTTGCGATTTAGAACGCAAAATCCAAGAATTAAAAATCCGCATCAAATACCGAGAAGCGGTTAACAAGAAAATAGTTGAACTTTGCCAAGCGGTGTGTGGCGACAATACTTATATTTTTAACAAACTAAAAGAGATAAAATAATGAATTTGAATGAAAATTACAGAATTGTGTATGATAGCGAAAATTGTATATTACAATATTTTGACTTGAGAGAGAAAAAAATTAAAGATACAGGTAAAACAGAAACTTTTGAGTTTACAGAAAACTTTTATTATCCAAATCTTAAAACTGCTTTATGTGGTTTTTTACACAAACAACTTTGGAGTAATGGAAATGCAGAAAGTATTTTGGAAAAAATTGTAGAAGTAGAATTATTAATCAAATCAATAAACAAATAAGATGGAAGATTTAATCAGATTTCAGGCGGAACAATTAAACGCAGTACGAAAAGAAAACGAGCGTTTAAACAACGAACTTAGACAAGCTAAAGACTTGTTTCAAGCACTTATTAACGATTGGGAGGTTCAAGATGCGGAAGTTTTAGACTTTCCTCAACTCGACCAAGCTACTAAAGTCTTTGACGAGATATTTCAAAACCCTATTGAACAATTAAATAACTTATTCTAATGGAAACACTATTCAACTTAATAGACACGCACCCGTTTTTATCGGGTGCAATAGCTTTCATAGTTTTCTTTTACTGCATATTCTTTTATTGCACTTTTACTAATATAGATGAAATAGTACAAGATTGGAACGATAACTTTAATAATTGGGAGTAATGGACAGACGAAAAGATTACAGTAAGTTCAAAATAACCATTATTGAGTTATGGTTTAGGTTCGAGTACTTCGGGCGACAAACATTCATCAATAGAATGGCTATTAGTTCTAAAAAGATTAACAGAATTTTAGACGAGTGGGAGCAGAATGATGAATGTATTATCGTAGAAAGTAAGTTAAATTATACCGCAAAAAGTTATTTATGAGCCTTACAATAACAAACGAGGACAATATGCTTTTAATGGCTCGTTATCCTGATAAATATTTTGATTTAGCTATTGTTGATCCTCCGTATGGGATGGATAAAAGTAGTACAAATGGATCGGGAAAATTAAAAAATAGGGCTTTAAATAAAATGAATACCGATTGGGATATTGCGCCTAATAAAGAATATTTTGAAGAATTATTTAGAGTTTCTAAAAATCAAATTATTTGGGGCGGTAATTACTTTAATTTGCCACCTACAAGATGTGTTTTATGTTGGGATAAAAAACAAATGATGCCTACATTTTCAAGATGGGAAATGGCTTGGACTTCTTTTTATAAACCAGCGAAATTATTTGCTTTAAATAACGCTGATGCAAATAAAATACACCCAACTCAAAAACCCATAGAATTATATTATTGGTTACTTTCAGAATATACAGAACCGAAAGACAAAATATTAGATACGCATTTAGGTTCTGGAAGTATTGCAATAGCTTGCCACGATTACGGATTTGATTTAACCGCTTGCGAATTAGACAAAGAGTACTTTGATAAAGCAATGCAAAGAATAAAAAACCATACAAATCAAACTAAATTATTTGTGTAATTAAAAACTTTTTTTTATATTTGCAAAACAAATCCGCCAAGATTGAATTTATAACTAACTCACTCTTTGCACTTGGCGGTCATTGAGTGGGTTTTTTAATTAAACATTATGAGTAAAGATTTATTCCAGTTAATGCGACAACAAGAGATTGACACGCAAAACTTTTTACCAAACAAGCTAGAAATCCAGCTATCTGCAAAAACATTCATTAAAGAAGTGTTAGATGCTGGAGAGATTGACAAAATCGAACTACTAGCGCAAGCCAAAAGAATGGGCGAAGCGTTAGATGTTATTAATGCAGAACTTATAAAAGTTCTCCCACAAGAGAACTTTGAGGGTTACGGACTTAAAGGCACGTTCAGAAGCGGAGGGGAAACGATTAACTTCAAAGATTGCGAAGTTTGGAGCGACATCAACCGAGAACTTAAAGAACGTGAGGACTTACTAAAGTTAGCTTTGAAATCGCAAAACGAAATATACGATGCAGCTGGAGTTCAAGTGCCTAAAGTATCAACAACGCCACGCAAAAGTAGTATGGCTATATCATTTTAAATTACTATATTTACATTTCATAATTAACCGATGCAAGGGAGTGGCATCTTAATTTACTCCCATAAACAAATATATTATTATGAGTACTTCAAACAGACGTGCAGCATTTTCTGCACCAGCTTCAAATCCAGCCACTAAATTCATTGAGTGGAAATCAAACGACAAGTGTTTCAACTATTATGACAAGGATGCACAAAAGAACGTAGAAATACCTTTGCCTTTTAAGTTCTTAGTCCTAGACGAGTTACATAAAGTTGAAGGATGGAATGATTCTTTAAAAGGAAAAATAGTTAGTAATGAGGTAAAATTCATATCTAAGGAAATTATGAAAGTTAAAACTTATCATAAAGACTTTGGAGGTAAAAATACCACAACACACTTAGTTGATGGATTATATGCAGAAATTAAAGAAAAAGTAAAATCATCAAATGCTCATTATGCAAAATCTATTTATGTAATGCTTGAAGATGGTTCACTAGCAAACATATCACTAAAAGGTTCTGGAGTTCAAAAGTGGGGAGATTTCACGCAGAAAACACGCAACAGACTAGCTGATGAATGGGTAATAGTTGCATCAGCAGAAGATGGTAAGAAAGGTGCAGTTAAGTTCTCAACTCCTAGCTTTTCATTTGCCAACTCTATTTCAGATGAAGAAGCTAATATGGCTGATGAAGCGTTCAACATATTAGAATCATACCTTAAAACATACTTAGCAAAAGCAGAGCCAGCTATTGTTGAAGAAGAAGAAGATGACTTCGAGCCGACAGTAGATGATGGATTAGACTTCTAAACGCCAAACAACACAACTAACTAAAGCCACCTTAATTGAGTGGCTTTTTTTATTGACCGCTAAAGCAGTCAATGATATTAGTTTTTTAAAAGTACACAAGTACACTTTCACATACCTTTCTATACCATAGGAAGTAAAAATAAATTTAAAATTATTTTTTAAAATAAATTTTAGTCAAAAAAAATGAAAAAGTGTACTATTGACACGTTAAGTATTGATTTTATTGGGGTTTACGTCAGTACACTTTTTTTTATTATAATTTATAAAAAAAAATATACTTATATTAAAAATAAAGTTTACATTTGTTCTCGGAGTGGTAGCCAATTATAAACTTATTACAGAACCTCATTACCACGCAACTACCACTGCTGGTAATGGGGTTTACTTTTTTAACTAAATATTTTTAAAATGAAAACATTAAGAACTGATGGCGGAGGTGAAAACTACGCAGACGAAAGATTATCTATTTTAAGAAAACTTTTAATTTATTTTGGAATTAATAAAATAGAACATTTACACGATCATAAAGGAATGCTTACAGTTTTTTGGAAAGAAGTTCCAAATGAAATTGAAAAGTCAAAAGTAGCAAACATTTGGTCTGATACTTTTTATGAATATGAAATAGAGCATAAATTATTAACTTATATTGAATTGTAATTTATGAACGTAACAATCTACAAGAAAGCAACAGATGTATCTAATGGCTTTACAAAAGATGTTTTATTTTGCTTAGAGCGAATAAAACAAGGTAAGAGTAAAGAAACGATTGAGTGGTTAAGAACATTACCACCAATCGATTATGATCAAAACAAAAGTAAATTACCAGGTGTTTGTTTTAATGGTGTCTTTGAATACCGTGCAATAGCTGGAATTAAAGAACATTCAGGACTTTGTATCTTAGATTTTGATAAATTTAAGACACAGCAAGATGCTATTGATTTAAAAAATTCAATATCTGATGATGATTATATTTATAGTGCTTGGATTTCACCTAGTGGCAAAGGAGTTAAAGCACTTGTTAAAATTCCTACTGATATAGAAAACCATAAAGAGTATTTTAAAAGCCTTAAAAACTATTATAACCATCCTAATTGGGATAATAGTGGGTCTGATGTAAGTAGGTTTTGCTTTGAAAGTTACGATCCCGATTTGTTTATAAATGAAAATTCAAAACTTTGGGATAAAATTGATGCTCCAGAAGTTGAAGATTTAGGAAATAGAAATGTATCTATTGCAATAAAATCTGACAATCTTATTATTACGAATTTAATGACTTGGTTTAATAAGAAATATACATTTAGTCAAGAAAGAAATAAAAACTTATTTAGATTAGCTTCCGCATTTAATGATTTTGGTATTGCTAAAAATGTAGCTGAACAAACTTTTTACAACTTTGAAGAAAAAGATTTCCCAAGAAGTGAGATACAAACCACTATAAATTCTGCTTACAAGAAAACCAATCAATTTGGAACTAAGTTTTTTGAGGACAAAAGTATTAAGCAAAAGATTGAGAAACAGATTAGAACTGGAAAGAATAAAAAAGAAGTTATTGAGTACCATTCTGACTTTGATAAGAACGAAATAGAGAAGTGTATAGATGAAATTAAGGATGAAATATCTGTATCTGACTTTTGGTATTATAACGATAAAGGAAAGGTTAATTTAAGTCCACACAAATATAAGTTTTGGCTTCAACAAAATAACTTCTTTAAATACTTTCCAACCGATACAAGCACATTTACTTTTATTAAGATTGAGCAAAACTTAGTTGAAGAAACCAGTGAAAAAAGAATTAAAGATTTTGTTTTAAACCATTTACTTACTAGAGAAGATATTGGATTTAGTCCTTATGACTTTATGGCTTCAAGTCCTAAATACTTTCAATCTGACTTTTTAAGTTTTTTGGAAAGTTCTGAAATTAAAATAAAAGAAGATACTCAAACAGAGTGTTTTTTATATTTTAATAATTGCGTTGTAAAGATTACGGATGAAGCTATTGAAAAAATAGACTATTTAGATTTAGATGGCTTTGTTTGGAAAAGACAAATAGTGAACAGACCATTTGAAAGTTTTGACCACCACGATGCTGTATTTAGAAAATTCCTTTGGCTTATCGCTGGACAAGATGCAGAAAAATACAATAGTTTCAAATCGGTAATCGGTTATTTATTACATTCATTCAAGACTTCGGCAAACAATAAAGCAATTATTTTTAATGATGAAACAATTTCAGAAAACCCTAATGGAGGAAGCGGTAAAGGATTATTTTGGAACGCATTGTCGCAGATGAAAAAAGTTAGCAGTATTGATGGGAAAACATTTGAGTTTACCAAAAGTTTTCCTTATCAAACTGTATCGACTGATACGCAAATATTAGTATTTGATGATGTTAAAAAGAACTTTAATTTTGAGAGTTTATTTAGTTTAATTACAGAGGGGATAACCTTAGAGTACAAAGGTCAAGATGCAATTAAATTGCCAGTTCAACAAAGTCCAAAAATACTTATTACAACCAATTACACTATTGGCGGCGTTGGTGGCTCATTTGAAAGAAGAAAATTTGAAGTTGAATTAGCAGAGCATTTTAGTTACAAGCACACGCCACTAGATGAATTTGGACACTTATTATTTGATGATTGGAATGAATTAGAGTGGTCAAAATTTGACAACTTTATGATCCAATGCGTACAATATTACTTAGTAAATGGACTCACTAAACACGACTTTAAAAACTTAGAAGTTAGGAAGTTTATTAAAAACACTTCTTTTGAGTTTTATGAGTGGACAAAGTTGGATGCTAATGGTAAGAATGAAAATATTGAGTTTAATACTAGATGTAATAAGCAAACATATTATAATAGTTTTATCAATGAATATCCCGATTTTAAAACTTACAAATTAAGTCAAAACAGATTTACTCGCTGGGTTGAGCAATATGCTAAATTTTATAAATTTGACTATTTAGATGGCAATTCAAATGGCGAAAGATGGTTTGAGATAGTCAATAAAAGCGGAGAAGTAAAAGAGGAAGATAACGATATAATGTTTTAATTATGAAGTTAAGGGATTATCAAATAAAATTATCAAATGAAGCATCCGATATTTTAAGGCGCAAAGGATTGGTTTATTTAGCGATGCAGGTAAGAACTGGCAAAACATTAACCGCACTCCAGACCGCTAAATTATTTCAAGCTAAGCGAGTATTGTTTTTAACAAAAAAGAAAGCAATATCCAGTATTCAATGGGATTACGACAACTTTGGATTTGACTTTGATTTAACAATTACCAACGATGAGAGTTTACATTTAGTCAATAAAGAGTTTGATTTAGTGATCCACGATGAACACCATCGATTTGGTGCATACCCTAAGCCCAACGCAGTTGCCAAACTATTTAAGCAAAAGTATTCGCATTTGCCGATGATATTCTTATCTGGAACGCCAACGGCTGAATCACACTCACAATGGTATCATCAATTTTGGGTAAGTGATAACAGTCCTTTCAAGGAATACCCAAACTTTTATAAATGGGCAGCAGACTTTGTAAATGTAAAAGTTAAACATCTTGGATATGCGAAAGTGAATGATTACAGCGATGCCGATATTAAACATATCGAAAGGCGCATTAAGTATTTTATATTAACTTTTAGCCAAGAACAAGCGGGGTTCACTTCAACAGTTAATGAGATGGTTTTGGAAGTAGAAATGAAACCTATAACCTATCAAATTATTGAAAGGCTTAAAAAGGATTTGGTTGTAAAAAACCCACAAGGACAATTAATATTAGCTGATACTGGCGTTAAATTAATGCAGAAAGTCCACCAGCTTTCAAGTGGAACTTGTAAATTTGAAGATGGCACTAGCAAAGTTATTGATTATTCAAAAGCGGAGTTTATAAGGGATAATTTTAAAGAAGTAAAGATTGGTATATTTTATAAATTTAAAGAGGAATTTAATGCCTTAAAATCGATTTTAGGGGATAAGTTAACAGATAACCTAGATGAGTTTAATACAACCGACAAATGGATTGCTTTGCAGATTGTTTCTGGGCGTGAGGGTATAAGTTTAAAAGAAGCTAAATACTTAGTTTATTATAATATTGACTTTTCTAGCGTCAGTTATTGGCAAAGTAGGGATCGACTTACTACAATGCAGCGAAAAGAAAACGAGATATTTTGGTTATTTTCCAAAGGAGGAATTGAATATAAAATTTATAAGACAGTTTTGCAAAAAAAAGATTATACGACACAAATATTTTTAAGCAATTTTGGAATTAATAAAAATAAAATTACAAATATTAGGTAGTTAAAAAAATAAAACGTATTTTTGTGTTTATATAATTGATAAATATGAAAAAATGTAATGTGTGCTTAAAAGAATTTGAATTAAATTCTTTTTACAAAAACAAAAACAATAAAGATGGTTTTTTTAAATTATGCATTGAATGTCATAAAAAAAATTCTATTGAAAGGTCTTATGTTAATAGGAAAAAATCGGTAGATTTTACTTTGCTTGATGGTGAGATTTTTAAAGAAACAATTATTAATAAAAATTATTTAGTTTCTAATTTTGGCAGAGCTTATGTAAAAGAACATTTTGGTTCTAGATATATTTCTGGAAAATTTTTAAAACTTACTATTTTAAAAACAGGTTATCCTACAATACAAATAAATGGCAAAAAATTATTAATGCATAGATTGATTGCTGAAACATTTTTAGTAAAACAAAATGGTAAAAATTTCGTAAATCATAAAGATAGTAATAGAAGTAACAATAATTTAGATAATTTGGAGTGGGTTAGTTTTAATGAGAATGTTTCTCATGGAGTTAATAAAGACAGGTATGCTAACAAACTAAAAAGAGAAGATGTTTTAGAAATTAGAAATAGCAAATTAAAACCAAAAGAACTATCTGAAATTTACAAAGTGAGCGATGTTAATATTAGATTAATTTTAGCTAATAAAATCTGGAAACATTTATGTTAGAAAGCAAGATTCAAACCAAAATAAAAAAGAAGTTGGAAGAAAAGGGGTTTTTAGTAATAAAACTAATTAAAACTTCCTGTAATGGTATTCCAGACTTAATGGCTTTAAAAGATGGCAAGACAATTTTTATAGAAGTTAAGCAGCCAAATGGCGTTTTGTCGGAGTTACAGAAATTAAGAATTAAGCAATTAACCGATTTAGGTTTTGAATGCAAAGTCTGGACAGACTACGAATGCGATTTTATGTTAAATAATTAGTTTAATAAAAAAATTCTTTTAATCTTTGAAAAATGAAACCAACCGACTTAAATTTAACATCAACGCCTCAACTTTCAAAGTTAGGCAGACCATACCGACAACTTATGAATCCTAAAAATTTACAAGTTGCTAGTAAATGGATTAATAAAGTTGAGCATTGGCACTGGTACTATTTTTTTATTTATACGGATGATTTAAGCCTATTTGGATTTGAATTTGATTACAATGATAATTTTATACAGAAGTTTAACCACGAGGGAACTCGTAAAATATTAGATAATTTATGACAGCAGTAGAATGGTTAGAAAAAAGAATTTTTAGAGAATATCATTTTTTATTACAAAAGTTAAATTGTGAACCATTAGAAGAAGCAATAAAACAAGCCAAAGAAATGGAAAGGCATCAATTAAAAGAAATGTATTTGAAAGGTATTGAGAATTATGACCCAACATTTAATAAATAACCTATGACACTAAAAGAAAATTTTGAAAGTTCTGATTTATTAATATCAAGACCAAAAAGAGTATTAAAACAAATTAAAATAGCAGAAGATTTTGCTATTGGATTTGCAGAGTGGTGTGTAATAAGAAAAGTAAGTTTTTTTGATGATACAGAACAAGGTATGATTTTTACAGTAGATTTATATAAAACTAAATACACTACAAAACAACTATTAGAAATTTATAAAATAGAAAAAGGATTATGACACCAAAAGAAAAAGCAATAGAATTATACGAAAAATTTTATTATAAAATACCTACACTTCTTGATGAAAAAATTTTAGATTGTCTTGCTCAAGAATGCGCTTTATTAGCAGTTGATGAAATTTTAAATTTATGTTGGAATGGTAATTTAAAAGCTAAAGAATATTGGGAAGAAGTTAAACAAGAAATTTTAAAATTATGAGCGATATTTCAAAATGCTCCGACAATCTTTGCCCTTCAAAAGACATTTGTTATCGGTTTACAGCGACAGTAGGATTTAGACAAGCATACATTAACACCAACCGAGAGTGCGACGCTTACAACTGCGATTTCTTTTGGCACAATGGCACTTGTAAATACTGCGGCTT